GCAGGTAGTAGGGCAAGGATTTTCTGGTAAGAAGACTCAACTTGGAGTTAAGATGTCCAAGACAGTTAAGAAGGTTGGTTCTCTTAACTTAAAGACAATAATTGAAAGTGATAAACTTATATTTAATGATTATGAGATTATGAGTGAATTAACTACATTCATTCAAAAGAACAATTCCTTTGAAGCAGAAGATGGTTGTAATGATGATCTTGCAATGTGTTTGGTCATATATGCATGGTTAGTAGCACAAGATTACTTTAAAGAACTTACTGACCAGGATGTTAGAAAAAGATTATATGAGGACCAAAGAGACCAAATAGAGCAAGATATGGCACCATTTGGATTTATTAGTGATGGTATGGATGATAATAGTTTTGTAGATAGGGATGGTGATAGGTGGTTTACTGATGAATATGGAGATAGGTCATATATGTGGGAGTATATGTAAATGCATATTTTAATAAATATTTTTTAGATAACTGAGAATTACGGAGAAAAATTCATGGCGACTCCTCAATTGTCTCCCGGAGTATTAGTACGGGAGGTTGACCTAACTGTAGGGAGAGCTGATAATGTATTGGATAACATCGGCGCAATGGCCGGTCCTTTTGAAATTGGACCAATCGATGATCCTATTAATATTACGACAGAGCAAGGACTTATCAATGTATTTGGTAAGCCCATTTCAACTGATGCTCAGTATGAGTATTGGATGAGTGCTTCATCTTTCCTATCATATGGAGGAGTTCTGAAAGTTTGTCGTACTGACGATGATAATCTTAAGAACGCAAATGCAGGAGTTGGTATTGCTTCTACAACAACTTTGAAAATTAAGAATTATGATGATTATTTAAATAACTATACTGACAGTACCGCATTCACATATGCTTCCAAAGATCCCGGAACTTGGGGAAATGGATTAAAGGTTTGTCAGATTGATGATTTTGCAGATCAGACGATTACTTTGGGTAGCACTGACCCTGTAGTAGCAGGAGCAACAATTGGATATGGAGTCACTGCGGCATTATCTGCGGTAGCTATACCGGGGGCTGGATCAACTTCTTCATTTACTGGTTATCTAAAAGGAATTATTACAGGCATTACAACAACTTCAGCTGGAACTGGTGGTACACTGAATGTTAAAATTGTTTCTCGTGTAGAAACACAAGGTGCTGGTTCTACAGAGACTAAGATTGACTATGCAGAAGGTACTACTGCAAATGCATTTGCTGCTGATCAAACACTTTATTTTGTAAATAATGTTGGTGTTGGTTCTACTGGAACAGGTATTGGTGCCACAGCTAGTACTGTTACTGATTGGTATGATGCTCAAACTTTAGGTCTTACTAACGCAACAACTTATTGGAAGTCAATTGCTCCAAGACCAATTTCAACTGTCTATTCAACCAATAGAAGTGGTGAAGGTGATGGTATGCATGTTGTTGTTGTTGATGATGATGGAACTCTTACCGGAATTAAAGGTAATATTATTGAAAAGCATTTAGGTCTTTCTAAAGCACTTGATGCAATATCTGATGTAAATTCTCCTCAAAAGAATTACTACAAGAATTTCCTTGCAGATTACTCAGACAATATCTATGCTGGGTATAACATTTCTCAGGGGTCAGATACACAGTGGGGAACAGATCCAAGAGCAGTCGGATTTACTACTGCTGCTGGTGATGCTAATTCATATGGTCCAATTTCGACCGGAGATGGTCTTTGGGGACAAAATGCACAGGGTATTACCTTTAGTGCTACTGGAAATACAACTTATACATTTGCTGGTGGAGTTAATTATGATTCCACTTATAATGGTTATGGAGCAACTCTTGCAAATCTTATCACATCTTATGGTAAATTCCAGAATAAAGATGAGATTGAAGTTGATTATTTGATTATGGGTCCAGGTCTTCCAAATCTTTATGATTCGCAAGCAAAAGCAAATTATCTTCTTTCTTTAGCAAATTCTAGAAAGGATTGTGTTGCTACTATTGGACCACATAGAAATGATTTAGTCAACATTACTAATACTACTACTCAGACTGATAATCTAATTAAGTACTTTAGTCCATTATCATCTACTTCTTATGGTATTTTTGATAGTGGTTATAAGTATACCTATGATCGTTTTAACAATAAGTTCCGTTGGATTCCAACCAATGCTGATGTTGCTGGTCTGATGACTCGCACTAACCTTGTTGCTTATCCTTGGTTCTCACCTGCTGGACAACAGCGTGGTGTTATTAACAATGCAGTTAAACTTGCATATAACCCAACTAAGGCACAAAGGGATCAACTTTATCCTCAGAGGGTTAACTCCTTTATTACTACACCCGGACTTGGAACACTTCTCTTCGGAGATAAGACTGCTCTGGGTTATGCATCTGCATTTGATAGGATCAACGTTCGTCGCCTGTTCCTTACTGTTGAGCAAGCATTGCAGAAAGCAGCAGAAGCTCAACTCTTTGAACTTAACGATGAGTTAACGAGAGCGAATTTCCGCAACATCGTTGAACCATATCTTCGCGATATTCAGGCAAAGAGAGGACTTTACGGATTCCTTGTTGTTTGCGACGAAACAAACAACACGCCTGATGTTATTGATAATAATGAATTCCGCGCAGACATTTTCTTGAAGCCTGCCAAGTCGATTAATTATGTCACACTTACTTTCGTTGCTACCCGTACTGGTGTTAGCTTTGAAGAAGTAACTGGTCGCGTTTAATTCTATTATCTAAATAACAAAAGGAGGCAAACTAATCATGGCAGACACCAATACAAGAAGAACTATCGGTCAATTTAAATCACAATTGGCCGGTGGTGGTGCAAGACCTAATCTATTTGAAGTAGAACTTACTAATGATGCTATTAAAGGCCCTGGAACTTGGGACCAGGAAAAATTCTCATTCCTATGTAAAGCAGCATCACTACCTGCTTCAAATATTGCAGCAATCGATGTCCCATTCAGAGGTCGTATTTTTAAAGTTGCAGGAGACAGGACTGTTGATGTATGGACTGTAACAATCATTAATGATGAAGACTTTAAGTTCAGAAATGCACTTGAAAAGTGGATGCAATTAATTGTCCAACTAGCTAGTAATGATGGTGCTACAAGCCCCAATGCTTATATGAGCGATGCTGTTGTCAAACAGCTTGGTAGAGGTGAAGCACCTTTCTCTGAAACTAGTTCTGCTGGTTCAACAGTACAATCAGTATTAAAGACATATAAATTTGTTGATATATTCCCAACGAATATATCGGCAATTGATCTATCGTATGATTCTGGTGATACTATTGAAGAGTATACAGTTGAATTTGCTGTCAACAATTTTGAAATTGATGGACAGTAAGCAGAATCTTCCTTTAAAGAGTCTGATAAATAGAAGAAAGTTTATAAATCATGCCTAAGTTATTTGGGTTCTCTATAGAGGATAGTGAATCACTAACTCCTTCTGCAGTTTCTCCCGTTCCTCCTAATGATGAGGACGGGAGTGATCACTATATGTCGTCTGGTTTTTTTGGTTCTTATGTAGATATTGAAGGAAGCTATAGAACCGAATGTGACCTTCTAAAAAGATATCGTGAAATGGCACTACATCCAGAAGTGGATAGTGCTATCGAAGATATTGTAAATGAAGCAATCGTTACAGATATGAACGATGCTCCTATAAAAATTGATTTAGAAAATCTTAATGCTAGTGATGGTATTAAAAATAAAATAAGAAATGAATTTAAATATATTATAGATTTATTGGATTTTGACAGAAAAGCGCATGAAATCTATAGGAATTGGTATATTGATGGTAGAATTTATTACCATAAAATTATTGATTTAAAAAACCCTCATGAAGGGATTCAGGAGATGCGTTATATTGATGCAATGAAAATGCGCTTTATGAGACAAAGTAAGAAGTCTGATAGAGATCGTTATAATGTAACAAGAGCTTCTAGCGATAATCCAATGGATTATGAGTTTCCTGAAATTGAAGAGTATTTTATTTACAACCCCAAGGCATCTTATCCTACTGGTAATATTAATGCTACTGGTGAGAGTCAGGGTATTAAAATGACCAAGGATTCGATTACTTATTGTACTTCTGGTCTTGTAGATAGGAATAAAGGGAATACCTTATCATATCTTCATAAAGCAATTAAATCACTTAATCAACTTAGAATGATTGAGGATAGTCTTGTTATCTATAGACTATCAAGAGCACCAGAACGTAGAATTTTCTATATTGATGTTGGTAATTTGCCTAAAGTAAAGGCAGAACAATACCTTCGTGATGTAATGATGAGGTATCGTAACAAATTAGTATATGACGCATCTACCGGAGAAATCAGAGACGACAAAAAATATATGGCGATGTTGGAGGACTTTTGGTTACCAAGACGCGAAGGGGGACGTGGTACTGAGATTTCTACTTTACCTGGGGGACAAAACCTTGGAGAAATCACAGACATCGAATATTTCAAAAAGAAATTATTCCGATCTTTAAATGTTCCTATCTCCAGAATGGATGGAGAAGGTGGATTTAATTTAGGTAGATCTTCTGAAATCCTAAGAGATGAACTTAAATTCACTAAGTTTGTTGGACGTTTGAGGAAAAGATTCTCAAATATGTTCAATGATATGCTAAAAACACAACTTCTTTTGAAGAATGTTGTCACCCCAGAAGACTGGGAAATAATGAGTGAACATATCCAATATGACTTCTTATATGATAATCATTTCTCAGAATTAAAGAATACTGAACTTCTTAATGAGAGATTGGGTAGTGTAGAATCAGTCCAGCCATATATTGGAAGGTATTTTTCTCAGGATTGGGTTCGCCGTAAAGTTCTTCACCAGACAGATGAGGAAATTATTGAGCAGGATAAGTTAATCGCAAAAGAGATTGCAGATGGTACTATTCCTGATCCAGCTACTATTGATCCTGCAACTGGACTTCCATTAATGGATATGGAAGCAGGTGGATCAGCAGAACTTGGAGCTCCTGTAGATAATCTTAGTGCTCCTAAAGAACCTGATTTAGAGAGCCAAGGAAAGGCGACAAAAATACCTAAGGGTGGAGAGATATAAATACCTTAGATAAGTATATTGAAAAATTACAATGGATGAACTTATGGATTTAATGGCGAAGGATGAATCTCCTTCACAAATTAGTGATAAAATTAAAGATATGCTATATGCAAAATCAGCTGACAGAGTGAATAATTTTCGCCCTGAAGTAGCATCAGGTGTATTTGATTCTGCAAATGCTATTACTCAATCTCAAGCAGATGCTGTAATGGCAGATAGTGAAGATGGTGAGGAGTAATTATAAATAAATAAAACAATGAATTTGTATCTATAATGGCACATAAACCAGTAGGAAGCGGGCAATTATTCGCAGTAACAGGGACTTCGGCCAAGTCCTCTTCATTTGCCCATCAATCTAATACTATAAGAGTGGTATCGGTCGGTACATCTTGCCATGTTGCTATTGGTACATTTGCCACAGCAACTACAGCAGATTTTTATGTGAAAACAGATGGTGAAGCAACTATTAGTTGTGGAAGACCTTCTTCTCAAAGAGTGGTTGGAATCACTACTGGTGCTACTACCACTATTGATTTTCCAGAAGGTACTGGATCACCATTTGCTGCAGGGGATACTGTTTCTTTGACTGTTACTGATCAAAGTTATTTTGATTTTAGTCATAAACCAGTACAATCTATTGATAGCACAAAAGGATTTGATGGGTATTATAATACTCGCATTGTTGTAAATACAGATACTTCTGGTGTTGCTACTGCATATAATTCTGATAATTGGGCACAACTCAGAGGAACCTTTGAAGTTGCCGGGATTACTCCAGGTTCAACTGGAACACTTTATGTTCAACAAGTACAAGTTAGCGGAGACGCCTGATGAAACTCATTAGAGAAGAAATCGAATCAGTCGAATTTCTAGTCGAAAATCGTAACG